GGTGTTTTTACGTTTTGAAAGCTCAGCGATTCCTTAGCGATTTCTCTTCACACGCAACAAGTCACACCAAGCTTCACCAAGTCACACCGAGTCACACCGAGTCACACCAAGCTTCACCAAGCCAACTCAAAACACCCGAAAGAAAGTTTAAAGTTTTTCTTGCAAGAATCAAAACGGACTGATAGTAATCTCTCTACTGGTCCAATTGGGCTAGCTAACAAGATAAAAAGAACAAATGAACTACAAGACATTAAAAGAACTCGTCGCTATCTTTAACAGCCTTCCGGGCTTTGAGAATTACGGATACGCAAACGAAACCGTCAGAGATTACAATCGAGACGAAGATGGGAAGATCAAAGAGATTATTTTCCCGTGTGGATACTTAAAGAGAACGGTATCTAATAAGTATGAAGAGAAACAGACAGCTTGGGTCCTTGGGTATGATTCAAATATTCTTGGTGTTTTCATCGTTGAGTAATCAACAACAACAAGAACGAACCAATGAACGAAAGAGAATACTTAGCGGAACAAGTCGGACTCCTTTGGATGCTGACCGGGGGAGAGATTAAAGGGGTGGAGATTTACTCCAAGCTGACAGACATTCCCTCGAGGTTTTTTGAGAGTATCAAAATAATCCCAGAAAGTAAGTAATCACCAACAACAAGAACAAATGACCAAGACAAAACGAACGAAACAGACAATCCGAGAGATCATCACGGTGCTTGAGGAACAACGGAGCACGCTTGCAGACATACAAGCAGCGCTCTTGCGGGCCAGCCACGAAGATGTCATGACCGACATCATTGCACGGACTGAGACTCTCGACTTCAAGTTGATTGAGAAGCAGGCCGGAAGGAGGGCCTTTAAATGAAGCGGACCTTTTCGCTGTTTTGGGCAGTCACTGTAAGCCTTACTGCTGCCATGTGGGTGATCATAATCAAATTGATGCTGAAGAAATGAATTCTCAACCATTAATAAAAGGGGCTACTCAATCCACCATTGACCTTATTAAGGAAGAGATAGGAGGGCCTGAAGCAGTGTTAGAAGCGCTTGAACATGCAGTCTATGAGGGCATTGACGAGGGCTATTGTATCGCTTGTGGGTCTTTCTATGGCAACGTAGAACCGGACGCTAGGCGCTATCCGTGCGGGGAGTGTGATCAAAAGACGGTTTACTCAATCTTAGAGATTTTCTCATGAACAAGCAAAGTCTTACAAGAACAAGTGATAGTGTTATCCGCAAGAATCTTCGCACATGGCGAGACCGAGCAACAGCACGCGACGCAAGACTTGGGGGTGATTGGTATGATGAAGCGAACGCTCATGCTCAACTCATTGCTGACAAGGTCGGTTGCGATGTCTGGACGGCGTCCGCAGTGATTAGCGCGCTAAGCCCAATGAATGATTGGGAGCGCAACAAGCTTGATGCATTGAACTTGGCGCTTGTCCATCATGACGGAGGGAAGCCGGAAGACGTGAGGGTGTGCACGTTCAACAACAACAAAACCAAAGCTTGGGACCTTCTCGAGGGTGACTCAAAAGCTCTCGATGATGGCTCACCGAAGACTTGGGCATTTGCAAAGAGCATAGAGCTCACAAGAATGGCTCGTTGTGTTGTGATTGATCGTTGGCACATGCGAGCGTGTTTGACTAGCTCAACGAAGCGCAAGCCTATTGTGGAAGGATTAACTAGACCACAATACAACCGCGTCGAACGGTTAACCATCAGCGAAGCGGACAAGCTTCACGAAGCGCCATCAGTCTACCAAGCGACTCTATGGGTAACCATAAAGCGCCATTGGGAAGGCGGTTAATTCCAAGAGCTCCTTGCATTTGCAGGGGGCTCCATGGAGTAAACCTCCAACTGAACCAAAAAGAACAAATGAAAGAAAAAGAATTGTTAATGATTGCAGCAGACGCAATCCAATCGTGGCCAAAGCGCCGGAAGAAAGCACTTGAAGCTTATCACTCTGTCGATGAATTCGAATGTCGTGATACTTGGGCTCTTCCAGACAACGGAGGATGACCAGCCCTTGAAATGTTTCGTGCTGGATGCACGGACGAAGAGAGAGAACAAGTAGACAAGTGCTTGCGTTTGTATTGGGAAACAGAAGTGACATCAAAAGACGTTCGCACAGTTTTGGAATGTATGCCGTTGCTTTTCAATCTGCAAATTCAGCGGAACTTCCGCAAGCTGGAGGAGATCATTCCAGACTATGCGGGGCACATAGATAACCAATGGTATGCAAGCAGATACGCGAACCGACTTCGCAGGATTGCGGAAGGTGGCGGTCTAAAGGAGATGCAGAAAGAGTCACCAGAACAATGGTTCGCTCGTAAAATCTTTGATAAAGAAGGAAGCAAATAACAACAACAAACAACAAACAAGAACATGGACAAAAGAACAAAGCATAAAGACGAAATAGAACACGACAAGAAAAACCTTGCACGAATCGAGAAGCTCGAAGGACAAAACGCACTCAAGTTGATTGCGGATTTCGCAGAGCAGATGAGCTGGGAGCCAGACATTACGCAAGTTCCTTGTGGGATTGTTCTTAAGCTCATGGAGGGCATTCCGTGCCAGCTTAAAGACGCACGAAAGCGAATAAAACAACCTTATGCGGCTATACACTGGGAGGAAGACGCTACGCCTTTTTCTCAATATACAAGAGAAGAAAAGGAAGAAGAAGAAGAATAGCTGACCACAACAACAAAACAAGCGCTTAGGGTTTTCTCTAAGCGCTTTTTTGTGCCCTTTTTGCTTGCTCTGATTGACTAGATTTTGCAGCCAGGCCGGATGATAGTAGAGCGTGCCCCGGAGCTTCCGAGCGCTGACTGAGAGCGTGCCCCGGCGATTACGACTTAGAGCCGAACACAACGAGTGCCAGAAGAACCACGTAGTAAAGTGCTAAGCAAATGGTTGTAGTTGTAGTAAAGAAATCTTTATTTTTCATAGTGTCTTTAAGTGTCTTATAGATCCCTTAAGATATTGTTCTCTTTTGTTTTAAACATTAAGAACAATTGCTTAGTGATTGCTTAGCGATCTCTTAGAGATACTTTAAGAGCGTGCACCGGGGGTGCGTCAAGAATAAAATTGACAATATGTGTGTTTTTACCTAAAAAGCAGACGTAATGAGCATAAAGTTAATAAAGAACAAAGAAGCAGAAGAAATAAGACGACGTTTAGTCGAGGATGAGTGTGCCATGCTTGCTAAGCGGATTAAGCGACTAAGAGACCGCCAAGAATTCATGAAGAAAGCCCTAGAATTGTATGCAGAACGAGCAGGAAAAGGATGTCGTTAAAGAACTTACTCAGTCGGACCTCAACCAAGATATGGTTGACCTCGGCGTTGGTCGGTATCGCGCTCGCATCGAGTCTGCTAAGAAGCGTGAAGCGGAAAGTGAGACGAAATACGGGCAAAGGTTGATCCGGGGAGGGCTCCCGACTTATTCGAAGGCCATCAAAGACATGGTTGATGGGTGGGACAACAGGAACAGTGCCTTGTGGCAGTTAGGGCTCCGAGAGATGAAGCCATCAGTGATTGGTTTTATTGTGATTAAGGCCGTCTTGGATTGTATTACCCTCAAGAAGAACATGGCAGCAGTGAGTCACTTTGTGGGCTCACGCGTTGAGGACCAGCACCGCTGTGACTTCCTGGTGAAGAACAACGAGGCCAAAGGTGAGGGAATTGTTTTGGGCGCCCAGCGACGCCGTGGGGGCCTCCTCAACCAGCGCAGGCACATCAAGAGCTCGATGCGTAACGAGACTGAGAAGGGCCTTATGCCTGGCTACACGGACTGGCGAAGGCGTGACAAGCTTAGTTGTGGTTTGACCTTGGTAGAACTACTCAGGCACGTCACCGGGATCATTGAGTATGTTTACATCCTGGAGAAGGCAGGTAAGAAGCCAACACGCTACGTCACGGCATCGAAGGGGACCTTGGACTGGATTGAGAACTACAACGAAGACAAAGAGCTTTTCGAGCCGTTCTGGCTTCCTACCGCTGACGCACCGTTGCCATGGGATTCAATCTGGGAGGGAGGCTATGACACAGAGGGCACAGCGCTACCAAAGCTCCCGTTCATCAAGACGTCCAACATGGACTTCCTACGCACAATTGAGAACGACAAGCTCGAGGTGCCTATGGAGGCCTGTAACCTTATCCAAGGGACGCCATGGGTCATCAATCCGAGCGTGCTGCGTGTTGCCAAGTGGGCATGGCAGAACAACGTGGAGGTGGGTGCCCTCCCAAGCAAGGAGGATGAGCAACTACCAGAGATCCCGAATGACTTCCATGACAACGAGGACAGTAACCGTAAGTGGAGACAGACCGCCGCTGGGATCTACTCGCGCAATGCCAGCACCAAGTCCAAGCGCCTGCTCACCAGTAAGATTATCTTCACGGCTGAGAAGCTCAGCGCCTCTCGGTTCTTCTATCCGAGTCACTGTGACTTCCGAGGGCGCGTGTATAACATTGCGTCGTCGCTGAGTGTCATGGGGAACGACCTGTGCCGGGGGCTCCTACAGTTTGCCCGGACAGAGCGACTGGCCAACGACAACGACGCCAAGTGGCTCGCAGTTGCCGGGGCGAACGCGTGGGGTAACGACAAGGTCACACTGGACGAACGATGGAAGTGGTCGGAAGCGTTCACCAAGGACGCCATCAAGATCGCCAAGAACCCTGAGCGTGAGTTGTTATGGACTGAGGCAGACAAGCCTTGGGCTTTCCTTGCGTGGGCTAACGAATGGGCATCCTACAAGCTCAACGGTAAGATCAACAGTGCGCTCCCGGTGAACATGGACGCGTCGAACAATGGCCTCCAGATTCTCTCTATGCTGACTCGTGATCCGTATGGGATGGAAGCGACGAATGTTTTACCGACAACAACACCTCAAGACATCTATGGGGTTGTTGCTGCTAATGCCCTTAAAAGCTTAGAAGCCCTGGCCGCTACCGGGGATGACCTAGCGCGAGCCTGGGTGTCCTTTGGGATCGACAGGCGCACCTGCAAAAGACCCGTAATGTGCTATTCGTATGGGCTCACTCCATATTCTAATCGTGCCTACATCAACGAATGGTATGACGAACAGATCCATGGGAAGAAGCGAGAGAAACCTTTTGCCGACGACAAACGCTACTACGCGATCCACATGCTTGCTGAGCATGTCTGGCGGGGCATTGAGTCGGTCCTTGAGAAACCAAAGGAGTGCATGGACTGGTTCCAAGCTTGCACCAGGCTGATTGCTAATGAGAATCGTGCGTTGAGCTGGGTGTCACCTACTGGCTTCCCGGTCCACCAAGAATACTACAAGGTCCACAACCAACAAGTAAACACATACATCAGTGGGAAGGCAACGTGCGTAAAGTTTCGCGAGGACGACGATGAGATTATCAGTCGGAGGCGCATGGTCAACGGGGCAAGCCCTAACGTCGTGCATAGCCTGGATGCGTCAGCCCTTCACGAGACCGTGGTGCGTGCCAACAAGAACCATGGGATCTATGACTTTTCGTTTATCCATGACAGTTATGGGACCCACTCAAACAAGTGTGATGCACTTTCTTCGACATTGCGTGAAGTTTTTGTTGACTTCTTTTCTCGTGATCTGTTGAATGAATGGCGCACGCAGTTAACGGAACAACATCCAGATTTAGATTTCCCGGTGCCACCAGAGTTTGGTGATGCTGAGATAAACAAGATAAAGGAGTCAACATACTTCTTTAGTTAACCAAAAACAACAAAGACAAAAAAGAACAATGAGTAAAGTAATTGTAACACCAGTAGGGAAGGCCGTATATCCACACCTTCAAAACCCTGACACTCGCTTCAATGATAATGGAGTTTACCAGTGTCGCTTGCATGTTGACGAAGCTGGCTTTAACGAGTTTAGCACCCAGATTAATGAGCTCTATGACAAGGCTTATAAGGCTGAGTGTGCTGCCAAAGACGGTAAGGTCAGGAAGGCAACATCAAACCCGCTCAGAGTCACCGACGAGGGAAGCTTTGAGATCTACGCCAAGCAGGACGCAATGAAGCAGACGAAGACCAAAGGCCTTCTTCAGTTTCGAGTGGCTGCTTACAACGCCAAAGGGACCAAGATCCAAATGCCTGCTGTTGGTTCTGGTTCTGAATTGAAGATGGCAGTCGAGCCACACTTCTGGAATGTCTCGAGTCAAGGCTTTGGGATGACTCTGCGCTTGCGTAGTGTTCAAATCATTGACCTGAAGGAGTTCTCAGCTGACGATAAACCATTCTCTTCTGTTGATGGTTTCTCTGGAGGTGAGGCTTTCACGAATGAACTGACTAATGATGAGACGCCGCAGGTATCACAAGAGGCCGACGACGACGCCTTTTCGTTCTAAACTCGAGGAACGTGTAGCCCTGGCCCTTAAGGGGGCTGGGGTTGATTACACCTATGAGAGTCAGCAGCTAAAGTTTACGAGGCTCTGCACCTATACTCCTGACTTCATACTGCCTAGTGGTATAATGTTGGAAGTTAAAGGTTACTTTGAGCCCTCAGACAGGACCAAGCATCTATTAGTTCGCGAGCAGCATCCTCAAGTTGATCTTCGTTTTGTGTTCCAGAACGCAAACCTACGACTCAACTCAAAGAGCTCTACGACCTACGGTGACTGGTGCGATAAGCATGGATTCTTGTGGTGTGCACAAGCAATACCAAAAGAATGGCTGAACCTACCGCCTTGTTGAATCATCAACCCTGCCCCGATTGTGGGAGCAGTGACGCATTAACAATAAACGAAGACAACTCCACTAAGTGCTTTTCTTGTGGGGTTTTTAAACGGGGAGACTCTGAACAACCTCCCATGATAGTAATGGACAACACAAATAAAAATATACCCTTCATTGAGGGGGAATACCAAGCCCTCGAATCCCGAGGCATCGACGAAGCTACCTGTCGGAAATACAGGTATCAGGTCGGTAACCACAATGGTAACAAATGCCATATTGCAAACTACTACAACATTGACGGGCAGAAGATTGCCCAGAAGTATCGCTACGTTAACAAAGAGTTCCGGTGCTCAGGGAAGCCTGACCACTTCTTCGGGCAGAACATCTGGGCTAACCCAACGCCTAACTTTAAGGTTGTTGTTACTGAAGGAGAAATAGACGCGATGTCAGTCGCTAGTGCCACCGGGGGGAAATACCCTGTTGTTTCACTTGGCGCTGGCTCACAGTCTGCCAAGGCGATGTTCAAGCGTCACCTTGAGTGGCTCTCTGGCTTCAAGGAGGTGATCTTGATGTTCGACATGGACGAGCAAGGCCGCAAGGCAGTCGAGGAGGTGGCCCACCTGTTGCCTGCTGGCAAGTGTAAGGTCGCTCACCTTCCCATGAAGGACGCTAACGATTGTTTAGTGAACGGACAGAAGGCAGCAATCATCAATGGGATCTTTGACGCGAAGCTTTGGAGGCCTGATGACATCCTGGCAGGCGCTGACATCTACGACAAGATTGCTGAGCACCAAGATGTTGAGGCCCTTGAGTATCCCTTTGAGGGACTTAACAAAATAACACATGGCCTTAGGCACTCTGAGATCGTCACGTTGTGTGCTGGTAGTGGTATTGGTAAAAGCCAAGTGTGCCGAATCATTACGCACCACCTCATGAAAACAACTGACAAGCGCATTGGCTACATTGCCCTTGAGGAGTCGGTAGAGCGCACGGCATTGTCGTTGGTTGGATTGGAGATGGGCAAGTGCCTTCACCTCGAGCCGTTTGAGCGGGACGATGAGTTCAACGAGGCCTTCAAGGCAACTGTAGGCAATGGTCGTTTTTACGTTTACGATCACTTCGGCAGCCTGGCGTCGGACAGTTTGCTCAATCGGATTCGCTTCATGATCAAAACGTATGACGTTGACTTCGTGGTGCTTGACCATATCAGCATTGTTGTTAGTGGTATTGGTAACGGGGACGAACGTAGGCTTATTGATAACACAATGACCGCACTGCGTTCACTTGTTGAGGAGACGAAGGTCGCCATGTTACTTGTGAGTCACCTAAAGCGTCCTGAAGGCCGAGGCCATGAAGACGGAAGGGCAGTCAGTCTGTCCGACCTTAGGGGCTCCCAAGCAATAGCCCAACTCTCAGACATGGTTTTGGGACTGGAAAGGTCACAGCAAGCTGAAGAGGTTGAGGACCGCAACAAGACAACCGTGCGAGTCCTTAAGAACCGCTTCAGTGGTGAGACTGGCATTGCCTGCACCCTGGCCTATGACAAAGAGACTGGTAACCTCTCTGAGTCACACCTTATTGAAACCAACAACCCATTTTAATTTATGAACACTGCTGTATTTGACATAGAAACAAACGCCATCAAGGAGTGGAAGACTCTGGGTGGCCTCGAGGTCGTTCATTGTATTGTCATCATGGACAACGAAGGGACTCACCGATACCGGAACAACTCTGAGATGAACACGATCCCGGAGGCCCTTGAACGGCTCGCTAAGGCTGACTGCTTGGTGGCACATAACGGCATTGGGTTTGACCTTCCTGCACTTAACAAGCTGTATGGTTTTACCCATGACTGTGTGATTGACACGATGGTATTGGGGCGTCTTAACCACCCTGACCGAAAGAAAGAAGACTGGACCGAGGCGAAACTCCCAACTTTCCTGCGCGGGGCACACTCGTTGAAGTCTTGGGGAATGCGATTAGGCGTCCACAAGGACGACCATGGTGCCACCGAGTCTTGGGAGCACTGGAGTGAAGCGATGGAGGACTACTGCGTCCAAGATGTTGTTGTGAATGAAGCCCTCCTCACCTACCTCATGCAAGGCCGAACGCCTACTGACCAAGACCTACGGCTTGAGATGGACTTTGCGACTGCTATTCGACAGCAAGAGTGGAACGGATTTCCGTTTGACCTTGATGCGGCTGAGCAACTCCTTAAGAAGCTTATTGTTCGGAGAGCCACCCTCGAGGAGGATCTACAACAGCTATTCCCTCCGAAGGTCATTGCCACTAAGCGCCCTTGGTGGGTCACCGATGACATGAAGCAATGGGAGACCAAGAAAGAAGCCCTGGCTGCTGGATACAAGGCCGCTGAGATCGAGAAAGGAGCGATTAGGACCAAGTCTGTTCCGTTCAATCCCTCATCACGAGACCAGATCGCAGAGCGCCTCATGGCTGACGGATGGGACCCTAAGTATTACGAAGGGAAACGCCCAGCAATCAACGAGCCTGTGCTCCGAGAGATCAACAGCCGGAAGAGCCTAGCGCTCCTTGAGTATCTGTTGGTAGCTAAGCGACTTGGACAACTCTCTGAGGGCCGCCAAGGCTGGATGAAGATGGTCCATAACGGTCACATACACGGCTCAGTGAACACAGGAGGCACCGTGAGTGGCCGATGCAGTCACCAAGCTCCGAACATTGCTCAGTGTCCTTCGGTTTCTGCTGAATACGGCTACGAGTGTCGTTCGTTGTTCACTGCGCCTCCAGGGCGAGTCCTTGTGGGCTGTGATGCATCCGGGCTCGAGTTGCGAATGTTAGCCGCTTACCTCCACAAGATTGACGATGGACGATACACCAATGAGATCCTTAGTGGTGACATCCACACGGCTAACCAAGAGGCCGCTGGATTGCCTGACAGAAACTCAGCGAAGTCGTTCATCTACTGCTTAATTTATGGTGGTAGTGAT